TCGGTGGCGATGGCACGACTGCCTTCGACTACTCTGCCAACACCAACACTGGTAACGCCACTGCTCTGACTGATGCTGCTATTCGCCGCACCATTCAGCGTTTGGATGACAACGACACTCCTATGGATGGTCGTTTCTTCATCATCCCCCCGTCCAGCCGTAACACGCTGATGGGTTTGGCTCGTTACACTGAGCAAGCCTTTGTGGGTGATGGCAACGCCATCCGCAATGGTGAGATTGGTAACCTGTACGGCATCCCCGTGTTCACCACCAGCAACGCTGACTCTGCCTCTGCCACTGCGACTTTCCCCGCATCTGGCACTGCCATTGCCCGTGTTTGCTTGATGGGCCATCGTGACTCTATGGTTTTGGTTGAGCAAGTGGGCATCCGCTCGCAAACTCAGTACAAACAAGAGTACTTGGGTACGCTGTTCACTTCGGATACCTTGTATGGCGTGAAGGCTCTCCGCACTTCCACCACTTCAACCGATCCGAACGCCGCATCCATGTTTGCCTTGGTTGTGCCTACCTGATTGCAGTTGCCCCCTCCCTAGTGGGGGGGTCTTTTTTTAACCTGTAATTTAGGAGAACAAAATGGCTGCTGCTACCGCTGTTGTTTCTAGTCGAGACAACGATTCTTTTCGTGGATTGTTCAGTGACACATGGACAGTTACTTGCACCTTGAACTCTGCATCTGTTTCAGATCAAGCTGCTGCAACTGATACTGTGACTGTCCCTGGCGTTGTCCTGGGCGACATGGTGATTGGTATGTCTGCTGGTGTAAGTGAGGCGGGTTTGGTTCGCCGCGCTTATGTCTCTGCTACTGACACTGTGACCATTGCCACTACCAACACAACTGGTGGTGCTGTTGACCTAGCGTCAAGCACTGTCAAGTTGGTAATTGCTCGTATGGTCTAAAGATTGGGGGGTTCGCCCCCCCTTTCTTTGTTTTGGAGAAATAAATGGCAACTTTTCGCTGTCTTCAGTCTGGTAATACAGTCAGTTTCACCTTGCAACATGACATTGACTCCATGAAGGGTCACCAAGGATATGTTCGTGTTGATGAACAAGAGGAAGCGCCTATTGCTTACGATCCTGAAGCCGTAAGAAAAGACACTGCTTTCACACCGCCAGTTGTTCGGCGCATGGGTCGCCCAAGGAAAGTTGCAAATGTCTGACATAGACGCAAGAGATTTTGGAAAGCTGGAGGCCCAAGTTGAGGCTCTCCAGAATGAAGTGCATACTTTGAGCAAAGATGTAAAGGCTTTGCTTGAGTTGGCAAACAAGGGCAAAGGTGGTTTTTGGGTTGGAATGACCATCGCCTCTGCCGTTGGTGGCGTAGTCACATTTATTGGCGAAAGGCTGATGAAATGAAAGGCTTGCTCTCAGGGAAGTCGTGCCCCATTGCCACCCAGGATGTGTCTGTTAACCTGAAAAACAGGAATAACGCATTCAAAAAGTTTGGTTATGGACCACCCAATCCCAATGAGGCAAACGATGCTTTTTGGCTGAAGAAGGCCAAGATGTACAACGCACCTACATCTAGCATCAAGAACATGAGATGTGGCAACTGTGCCGCTTTCATTCAGACTCCCAACATGATGGAGTGCATCATTTCTGGCCTGGAAAAGGATGAAAACGAGGGTGAACTGTCCTATGACGAGAACTTCGTCAAGGCGGCTAACCTGGGATACTGTGATCTGTTTCAATTCACCTGTGCTGCGGCCCGTACTTGTGATGCTTGGAAGTCTGGTGGGCCAATAACCAAGGAAAAACCATGATGTATGGCAAGCCAATGAAAGACGCAAAGTCTCCCGCAAAGAAGAAAGGTGTTCCTGTCACCATCATGGTGGCAATTGGGAAACCTAAGATGCTCCCCAAAAAGGGTCAGCGAACCGCAACAAACATGATGAAGAAATCTTCAAGAGGTAAATAATGTCATCCTTAACCGCTCCTATCACTCTTTTAAGCGCCGTTGGCGCAACTGGCGCATCAAAAGCTGTTCAAGCTGATGCTGGTCAACCCGCATTTCTGCAAGTTTCTGGTATCACCAGTGCAACTGTTGTCCTACAAGGCAGTTTGGATGGGACAACTTATGCAACCATTGGAACGGCATTGACTGCTGATGGAATCATAACTGTTGCCAATGCTCCCAAGTATTTGAGGGCCAATTGCACTGTTTATGTCAGCGGAACTGTTACGGCTAAGATTCTTTACTAAGGAAACACCATGAAAAAACCTACTATGGCTCAAAAAAAAGTCGGCAAGGTATATCGTGAGTACAAGGAGGGAACTTTGCATTCTGGTTCCAAAAAAGGCCCAGAAGTGACTTCTCGCAAGCAAGCAATTGCCATTGCCCTGTCTGAAGCTGGCATGGCAAAGCCCAAAAAGAAGAAGATGAAATGAAAGAAGTCTGGGACAAAAAGCGCCCCAAGTCACTGGGAGCGCCTAAACCTTTGACACCCGCCAAGAAAACGGCGGCTAAGAAGATGGCTAAAGCCGCTGGCAGGCCATATCCCAACCTAATTGACAATATAAGAGCCGCGAGGAAAAAATGAAATCTCCTGTTTGGCAAACAAAAGCTGGTCAAAACCCAAAAGGCGGCTTGAATGCCAAGGGGAGAGCATCTTATAATGCGGCAACTGGTGGCAACCTGAAAGCACCAGTTAAATCGGGGGATAATCCCCGTAGAGCGAGTTTCTTGGCTCGTATGGGCAACATGGATGGCCCTGAGTACAAGAATGGTGAACCAACGAGACTGCTTCTTTCGCTAAAAGCCTGGGGTGCTAACTCCAAGGCTGACGCAAAGGCAAAAGCTAAAGCTATATCCGCAAGGAACAAGGCAAAAGCGAAATGAGGCAGCACAATGACATTTCTTGAACTGGTCAACGATGTATTGATTCGTTTGCGTGAGCCTGTTGTAACAACTTACAACGAAACCGCCTATTCCACTCTAATTGCCAAGTTCGTCAATGACACCAAGCGTCAGGTTGAAGATGCTTTTGGTTGGAATGCACTTGGTCAAACAATCACTGTCAGCACTGTTGCTGGCACATACCAATACGCATTAACTGGTGCTGGTCAGAAGTTCCAGGTTCTTGATGCTATCAACGCAACAAGCAACATTGGCCTGACAAATATCACCTTTGTGGACATGAATCGTAAGCAGAACTTCTCTACGATTATGACGGGCATCCCAAGCGAATACACATTTGATGGTGTAAATGGTAGTTATGACACCAAAATAAGCCTGTATCCAAGGCCAGATGGTGTTTACAGCATCATGTTTGCTTTGGCAGTGCCACAGGCTCCATTGGCGGCTGACAGCACTGTGATTCTTGTGCCTGATGTGGTGGTTGCCCAGGGCGCATACGCCAGGGCATTGGTTGAGCGTGGTGAAGATGGTGGTCTGTCTTCATCTGAGGCTTATTCGCTGTTTCGATCCATGTTGTCGGATTACATTGCTTTGGAGGGCAGTCGTTATCCTGAGAACCAAGAGTTTGTTCCGCAATGACACAGCAAATCCAGACCTTCTCTGTATCGGCTCCAGGCTTCTATGGAGTCAACACACAGGACTCTCCGCTTGATTTAGCGGCTGGATATGCTGCGATTGCCACAAACTGCGTGATTGACCAGTACGGGCGCATTGGCTCTCGCAAGGGTTGGTCAAGGGTTAACACAACATCTGGCAATCTTGGCGCAAACAATGTTGGTGTCATCCATGAGTTGGTTCAGACTGATGGCACTTTGACTGTTTTGTTTGCTGGCAACAATAAGCTATTCAAACTCAGTGGCACAAGTGTTGTTGAGTTGACCTATGGGGGGGGAGGTACTGCCCCAACCATTACCGCAAGTAACTGGCAGTGTGCCTCTTTGAATGGAATCACATATTTCTTTCAGACAGGCCATGACCCATTGGTGTATGACCCTGCTGTCAGCACCACCACATACAAGCGTGTAACTGAGAAAACAGGTTATGCCGCTACTGTTCCGCAGGCCAACATTGTTATCTCTGCTTATGGACGCTTGTGGGCGGCTAACACCACTGCTGACAATGTGACTGTCTATTTCTCTGACTTGTTGGCAGGCCATGTGTGGTCAACAGGAACATCTGGTTCTTTGAATGTTTCCCAGGTGTGGCCCAATGGTTCAGATGAAATCACTGGTTTGGCGGCACACAATGGGTTCTTGTTGATCTTTGGTAAGCGTCAAATCCTGATTTACTCTGGTGCGACTACTCCATCAACGATGACCTTGACTGATGCTGTGAGCAACATTGGTTGCATTGCAAGGGATTCGATTGCCAACACTGGCACTGATGTGATCTTCCTGTCAAACAGTGGCATTCGCTCATTCTTGAGAACCATTCAAGAGAAGTCTGCGCCTTTGCGTGACTTGTCTAAGAATGTCCGCAATGACTTGATGACGATTGTTGCCGCTGAGACATTGGCAAACATCAAGGCAGTCTACTCAGAGTCAAATGCGTTTTACCTGATTAACTTTCCAACTGCTGCTCAAGTCTATTGTTTTGACACCAAGGCGGCTTTGCAAGATGGTTCTTCACGGGTGACTGTGTGGGATTCCATTACGCCAACTGCTTTCCTTGCTAGACGCAATGGAGACTTGTTGATTGGCAAGAATGGTTATGTGGGTAAGTATGGGACATATCTTGACCATGCAAGCACATATAGATTGCAGTACTTCACCACTTATGCTGACCTGGGGAATCCCAATGTCACATCCATTCTGAAGCGCATTGCTGTGGTGGTGATTGGTGGGTCGAATCAAGGCTTCATCATCAAGTGGGGATATGACTTCTCTGGTCAGTATTACTCAACGACATTGACAATTCCTGTATCCA